AAAACAAACATATTTTTTTTTAGAGAATCTTTTCTATAAGATTCAACTAAACAATCTTCAATCCTTGATTTTAATATTCCAAATTTCATAATTTTTTTTTATTATAAATATCAATCATTTAGTAATTTGTTTAATTGATCTTCCATAGATCCCAAAGAATTTCTACCTTTTGATAAATCAATAAACGTATCCCCCAATATATTATCATTTTCTAATAGTATATTTAAGTTATCTTTTTTTGATTCACCTACAGGCATTTCAGCTGGAGCGTCAGGTGGTGGTGGCATTGCCCCTCCTCCCATATCAGGTGACGATCCAGGTGCAGGTGGTGCTCCTCCCGCATTTTCTGTTGTCCCTGTTGATGTGTGATAAAGTTTATCAACATTATCAAATAACCCCGTATGTGTGATTATAGTTGCGGTGTTATCTAACTCAGCAGATACCGCTCTTTCTAATCTTATTTGTTGTACTTCAAGTTTAATATCTTCATCAGAGAAACCAAAGATATGTTTCTTAGCCCAAGTAGCAGATGTTGGTTGGATTGATTTAGGAATCTCAGTAACCATATCTTTATACAATGTTACTTTTTCTTTCCATACGTCAATCATTAATAGATCGGCTTGTTTAGATGGATTTGTTAAACCTAAGGTAAAGTTGTGTAATTCATCCTCAAATCCTAATAAGAATAGGTGAATGATTGCAATTTTATTTAATTCGGCAATAATTGCCTTTTGTATTTTATTGATTGTTCTTGCAAATCTAATGTCCAATAAAGATAGATTTTTACCATCTCCAAGAACTTCCTCAAAACCTAAATACGCTTTTGGAATTCTAAGTGCGGTTAATAATTTCTTTTGAATATATTCTATATCTGCAATTTCCGATAAGTTTGTTGCTCCCGCCAATGTCTCAATAGGCATTGTTTGGGCCACATCACGAACAGGAACAAAGTAATCTTGATCCACCGCCATTTGATTGAAACGTAAATCCACATTACCTGTTTTACTATCCACAACTTGTTCTCTTTTAAACTTGTTTGCTACACGTTGCACATATGCCTCAACATCTTTGTCATCCATGTTACCAACAAACACTTTGAAAACTCGTCTTTCAGGTGCTCTTGATGTTCTATAGATTAACATCGCATCTTCCGCTAAAACTAATTGTTTCCAAATACGACGAGCTTTTTCTAACATTGATGTGCCATAAGGTAATTTTCTATCATCACCAAGTAATCTAAAGTGTGCAATTTCCCAAGTATTAAATTCCATGTCTTTTACTTTCCAATTGAATCTTAATCCTTTGTCGTTTGGATTTGGAGTTGCATTTACGGTTCTTGATTCCATACCCCTCTCTAATCTTTCAATTTCAATATTAGGTAATTGGATACATCCCGTAACACCTTTTTCGGTATCTAATTTAAGGTAAACAAAGTTGTCGCCATATTTACAAGTATTTCTAACCCACATAGGTAAGTTAGTATTAATATCTAAGTTGTTAACAAATAAATCAACCAAGATACTTTTAATTCTTTTTGATTCGGAGTAAATTTGTAATAAATAACCATCCTGATTAGGTGTGGTAGATTCTTCAGAGTAAATGTCTAATGCCGTAGAAATCTCAGGTGTAAATTCCATTGATTCATAATCATAGAATGACGCAATTCTATTTGGTTCATAATAAATTGCTTGAGTATATAAATTGTTTTCAATTTTTGCCCATTGATTATTTAAAAATACTGTTTGTTGGTATTGTAGTTTTTCTTTTTCGTACTCTTTCTTATCAGTAGTTTTAAGAAGGACTTGTTTGTCCAACTTATATGTTGGATAATCCATCCCTAATAACGAGTTAGGACCAAAAGTCTTTGATAACCTCTGCCATATCGTTAAATTATTCATGTTATTATTATTATTTTGCTCCATATTAAAAATCTAATAATTTTTTGTCAATACTAAACATTTCACTCATTTTACTTTTTATCAGTATTATTTGTGGTATTAGGTTGTTTACCATTACTTTTATCCCCCTTACTATTAAATGACGGATCATTTACTTTTACATTATAAATAGGTTGACCGGGAACCACAAGTCGTGATCCTCCAATTATATTCCCTGATTTTTTTCTTGTAGTAAGTCCCATGTCTATAAATATTATCTATTACCAAATAACCAATTATATTTAATATAATCATCTTTAGATGGACCTGCATCTCTTGACCATCTGTCATTTCTTACATTATTATTTGGAATAACTGGGTCAAAATGTGTTTGTTGTCTTGCCGTGTTATCATTAACTACCGTCCAAGATTCTAACATTATTTTTGTTCTCTCAACCACCTTTTCTAATTTATTAAAAGACGACTCCCCAACATATATTGCCATAGAAATACCCATGATAAGGTCATCATGTTGACCTCTTTGGTGGTCAGGTCTACCATTAAGGTAAATAAAGGTGTTCATTTCGTTATATAACCTTACACTACGTATCTTAAACTTATGTCTTACATATTCCTCAAATGCTGCAATAATCTGCACACGTTTATTGTTAAAGTTTAATCCCGGTATTTTATCCGCCAATTTTGCATTGTATGACCATATGCTTGTAGAATCAATTCCCTCAATGTATAAATTTTTATATCCAAGTTCTTGTAGTTTTCTTACGGTGGTAATTCCCATACCACCAGTTATATCCACAACAATGAATGCGTTATACATCATCCCCCATTTATATGCGATTTCAGCAAGAGCATCAGGTGGAATTTTTCCAACATATTCAAATACTTGTTCTCTATCGTCAAAATCAATAATTTGTATGGAAGAAAAGTCTTCACTATCTCCACGAGAAACGTCAACACCCATAATGTATTTATGTTCAGGTATTGGTTCTTTCCACATCCATAATGAATTACCCATTAATTTACCTGTTGGGTCCATAAGGGTGTTATTTTTAATATATTCTAATTGCGTATTTTCAAATACGTTATCACCCGAACCTAAAAATTCACAATTTAACTCTTGGTTAATCTTTCTCTTATCGTATTTAAGTTTTTTAACCATTTTCTCATACCAAGTAGAACATGGTTTATATCCTTTCTTGAAATATGAGTCTAATTCGTTATAATCCCTTTTAAATGGGTCAATGTGAGCAAAGGATATGTGTTTACTCTCATCATGTTCTTCTTTATTAAGAAGATATTTAACTAAATCTTCAGTTGGGACTAAAAATAAATCTTTTGAGTATCTTGGATCTCTATACCAAAACATCTCAGAGATTTTGAAGTTATTCATTCCTTTTAATGCCTGATCATATATTTCATAATAAATTGGGTCATAACCATTTGGTGTTGAAACCACAATTACCTTACCCCCTGTGGATAAGGATGCCATACAAGCAGCCCAAAAGTCACTGTCGGCTTCAATAAACGCGGCCTCATCAAATACAAGAATTGTAGGTGTAAAACCACGCAAGGCATCTTTTGATGTTGCAACCGCCTTTACCTCAGACCCATTTGTTAATTTATAATGTTTTTGTGAATTTTTATCGTTAGAGAATCCCGCACCAACCCAACTTGGCCATTGGTCCACGAAAGCTCGTATCTTATTCGCCATCTCCATAGATGTATCCAATTTGTTGGCAATAATAAGAATTTTCTCAGGTTGTGTTTTTTTAGCAAATACTAATCTCTTTGATATCCAAGCACCTGTTACCGTAGATACACCTGCCTGACGATACTTTAATGCAATATTTTCCTCATAATTTTCATAGTCATTTAATAATGATATCTGATCGGGAAATAACTCCAATGGTACGTATTTTGAAACGGTGTTATCGTATGTTTGTAGATATGTTTTTAATGCGTATGGAGTATCTTTCATACACTTCACATATTCCAACATTACCTGTTCTTTAGTTAAACCCATAAGACATTTCTATATAAATATCAAAACCCCCAGTTATTTTAATAAAAGGGGGTTTTAAGTATTTGTAGTTTAAATTAGAAACCTAATTTAGATAAGATATCATCATCTTCATCCTCATCTTCATAGTCTTCATCATCCCCATCACCTTTATATTTTTTGTAATCTTCTTTCGCCTTAACTAATAATTCGTTGAATTTTCGTTTTGCTTTATCATTATCTCTTGGGTCTTCAGAAACAACATTAGCCATAATTTCTTTTAAGAATTCTTCAGCAGGAACTGCATAAAGTAATCTTTCAAAGAATGGTAATAAATCTCTATTTTCAATATTTATCGTTAAATCGTCAGGTAAAAGGAATCTTAATTTTGTGATTAATTCTCCACCTACTCTAAATTGCATTGGTTCATTTGAAAATACATCTGTTTGTCCCATCACATCTTGAGCTTTTCCTGGTTCCATACCTCTCCATTGTTCTCTTGTTGGTATTGCGGCAAAACCTTTAACTAACTCATGTAATAAAATAGGAAATATAACACCATTTGCAATAACTAAGTCTTTGTCTTCATCTTCACCATCTTCATCAACACCTGATGATCCAGCGGCACTACCACCCATAGCTTCAATTAAATCCTCATCGGTAAAATACATTAAGTCATTTGCCGACATAATTTTATTATAAAGTGGGTATAAACGAGGATCAATTTCATCTAATCTATCTTTAAATGCTTGGAAAGCAAATTGACCTTTTTTACCTTTACCTTGAATAATTGCGTTAATAACATTTCTTTTTTCAACCTCAAGTTGGAATTCTTCTTGTGGAGTTAACTCATCAACATCAAACGAGAAATTTGAAGGAATTTCAAATTCAGGCTCCTCTTCCTTTTCCATTTGGAATTCGTTAGGGTTAATTCTTTTTTCGTTTAAAAATACCTCAACGTTAATAAATTCAAATTTATACTTTGTTCCAGCTCCGTTTGATGGTTCTTTTTCAATCAATCCCTCATCCATTGCATCTTCCAAAGTTTTACTATATGGTAACCAACCTTCTTCTTTAGCTGAAATTTCTAAGGCTAAATCTTTTAATTCGTTTTTTTTAGGTGATTCAATTCCCATAACTTCTCTTACTGCATTCAATTGTTCAACTTGAATACCGTGTTTAACTCTTGGGTCAGTAATATTAATACCCTTATTTGGTCTACCTTGATCATCAACCATACCATAATAACGTTTAACGTAATCTACAATATCTTTAAATCGTTTTGATGTTATTTTTTCAACATCAGACGTACCACCTCTAAAGGCTTTATTTTTACCATATAAGTTTTTTTCAGGATTCTCAATATTACTTTGAGTTTTTGGATCCATTCTTTCAGGATAATCTCCATAATCAACAGGTGCTTCTTTAATAACCTTATTAATTAAATGTTGTATGTATTTTTCTTTCATTATTATTTAGTTAAAGCCTGTTTAATTAATCCAATAAAATCTTTTTTCATTTCATCCTTAGTTTTTATTTGTCCTCTTGGTTTTTCTTTTGTACCAGGGTTTGGATTCTTAAATGGATTGTCTCTTCTTTTTGGTGGTGTTTTAATTCCAGGTTCTTTTGTTGGAGCTTCTTTTTCTTTGGTATTTTCTTCCATTGTTCCCATAACTGGCATTCCCATTGTTGGTCTTTTCATACGTTTCATTTCAATTCCTGATTCTTTTGAAAACATAGTATTTTTTAATGGGTTTCTCAATATCATAGACGACTCTTGTGATTTTTCATTAATAGTACGAATTAAATCACCTTTACTCATTCTAGGACTAATATTTTTTTCAATCAATCTAACGATACTTTCTTCTATGAATTTTTCATCAGATTCATTTTTTTCTTTTTTCTCAGGTGTTGTTTCATAGTCGGTTTTTTTAGAAGATTCTTTTGCCCATTTACACCATTTTTTTTCTGTTTTTGTTTTACCATTACCACATCTTGCATAAAACAATCTTTGTTGTGACTTTGATTCAAACTTTTCAAAAATACCCATACCATCTTCGGTAGCGTCTGGATCGTTAACAACATCTAATGTTGCGTCTTCTCCAATTTCAGTCGCTTTAACCATTCCAGTTGGGTCAACTTTTATATTAACATTACCAATATCGGCTCCTGTTGTTTTTGCGGTTTCAGGAGAAATCTCATAAGTTGTTGCCACTTTTTTTGTGACTTGTTCCTTACTTTCCTCTTTAGAAATTTTCTCAGATAACACTCTTACCTGCGCTTCATTTAATCTTGCAACGGTGTCAAATTTAAACCCGTGAGATAATAAGTTTAAAACGTGATCTTTAGTTTTCATATACCACTTTTTTTTCAAATTCAAGAACGATATCTCGTTCATATAGTTTATCTTTTACGTCTTGTTCTGAATCACCAAATTTAAATACTAATCTTTTGACGATTGAGAAATCAACATTGTTATTCTCTTTTTCCCACCCTAACGCTAACACACCATCCATTGAGTCTATAACTGAAAAAACATCAGAGTCTTGTACTAACTCCAATGTTATCTCTCCGTTAGTCAAAACCCCAACTCGTTTAATATATTCAACATCAGGAGGAAGTGGGTAACCATTCGCAGGTTTTGATTCCCAATTTTCTCCCCAAACTTCTAACGTGTCTGAGAATATAAATTCATAAATGTTGTCTCCCTTATAATTTGGACCCATACCATTTATGTAAATTAATTTATTCATATAACTTGTCCGTTTGGTGTTATTCTAAATTCTTTAATACCTTCTTTAAATACCAAATTTTTCTTAACGGTAGCACCAACTAAAATTGCTTTTGGATTTTCCTCCATAAACTTCAAAGAAGATCTTTCTTGTTTTATAGATTCTGATAATCTATAAACTTCTTTTTCGTTTAATTTTTTTAAAGTTTGTTTTTGTTTTTGTTCTTTTATTAATTTTTCATTTTTGTCAACCGAAAAATAATTTGAAATAATTTTATCTACTTTAGACTCAGTAAAAAGATCTTCAAATGTTTCTTCATCATCATATCTTCTAATTTTTTCTCTTGATCCGTGTCTTGGGTATTCATTTTCATACTCATTATATTCTTCATCATCAAATTCATTCATTAAATTATCTGACATTTTTGATGTGTATGCCGCTCCAAGATAATCGTTAAAAGCCCCTCCGAAGTTATCATATTCTTCACCCATTTCAGCTTCAGGTTGTGGTTCAGTTACTTCACCTTCCATTCCTTCACCTTCGGTGTCCATTTCTTCACCTTCTAATCCTTCTTCCTCACCATCTATTTCTTCTTCTTCACCCTCCAATCTTGAGATTATATCTTCAACATCATCTTCTTCCAATGTTGTTAAATCAAGTGCCGATAAAATTGAATTGATTACGTATTTTGTATCATTGGAACTCATTTCTTCTTGACCGGAATAAGTTCTAATTTTTTGAGCTAATTTACCTGTAAGTTTTTGAATTATTTTAAATGTAACTTCCTCTTCAGTTGCAGGTGCTTCTTCAGGTTCCATACCTTCTTCAGGTACAGGTGCTTCTTCAGGTGCCGCAGCAGGATCAGGAGCAGGTGCCGCAGCAGGATCAGGAGCAGGTGCCGCATTAGGATCAGGAGCAGGTGCTGGTCCAGGTTGTGGTGCCAATAATGGATTTAATGTGGGGTCACCTTGTTCTTCCATTGGTTGTGGAGTTGTAGGTGCTACAACAGGTGGTGCTGCAACAGTAGGTGCTGCAACAGGTGGTGCTGCAACAGGTGGTGCCGCAATTGTTGTTGTGGTAGTTGTTACAGGTTGTTTAGATGTGGAAATTACGTATTTAGTGTCTTTTTTTTTTTCGTCCTCTTGTTCAAAAAGAGAAGTACCACTTTCGTTACCGTGTAGTTGATTGAACTCCCTCGCCATCAAGTTCATTTTCTTCAACGCTTGAGAATAAGAAGAATAATATCTTCTATTTTTCATAGGTGCAATATAATCAGAAACTGATTCAGATATCGTTTGTTTAATAATATACCCTTGTCTTTCTTTAATTATTTCATATGTGTTACCATCAGACAAAGACAACTTATATTCAGATGATTTGTCTTCATTTATTGGTTTTGGTATATTTTCTTTGTATCTGGCAATTTCCATAATTCTACGGATCTTGTCCATACCGTCTAATTTCTCACTTCCAATAGGTTTTAATCCTCCCATAGTATATTTGTTTTTAAAATATTATTTTCTATATAAATATATCGATAAATAGGTTTATTTGTTGGTTTTATTTTATTATTGTTTCATTGATAGTTTTTTATCAATAATTTTAGTTGGTAGGTCGTATAATTTTTCAATATAACCATTTCTTCTAAGGAGTTTAAATACCAAATTTTCTAAAGACATTTCACCACCTTTTTCTAATCCACAATTTCTAAAATTTTTTAATTTTTCTTTATATTTTTTTACAATATTTTTTATTTCTTCAGGGTCTTCGTCTTCTATGTTGTCAACAACACCATCAATAATTCTCATCCATTGTTTGGATCTTTCTTTAATTAATTCTTTGTCTATAGTTTCTTTATTAATTTTTTTAGGTTCATTAATCCACATATCATAAAGAATTGAATATACCCCACTACTAAATGCTTCTGTGTTTTCATCTTGAACAAAACACTCAACATCATACCCAAACATATTTATATTATGTTTTTGGTTAAAAATAATTTTTTTCAAATCAAAAAATTCTAAATACAAATCTTTGGTGTTTTCAGAAAATTGATTAAAATTTACAACAATATGTAAATCTATATCTGAATATTTTGACCAATTATAGTTAACAAGAGATCCGATCATAATTATGTCGGTGATAATAACATCAACACCTAATGAATCAATAAAAATATTTGAGGTTTCTAAAAGTTTTTTTCTAACTTCAGATTTTAAAGTATAAGATTTACCATCTTTTTCCCAAACTTTTGGGTTGAGGTTATCTTGTATTTTAAAACTATTAATTAATTCTGCGTCCATCATATATAAATACAACGTTATTATAAATTAACCTAGCTTATTGTACTTGTATTTTTTTGCGATTTGTAAATTAAAGTAATTACCCTGAGATGGTGCGGATCTAAATTCCGTATATGATTGATGTGGTACATTATCATATTCATACTTAATACCATTTTTAAATTCCACAATTAATTTTTTTGTTGCGGTATCATACTCACTTCTTACAACATTAGATGATTGAACCTCGTTCAATATTTTTGTTCCAACATATTCTTCTTTTAAGATTGCCATAATATTTTTATTTTAAATATATTTCTATAAATTAAAAAATCCACCCTTTTGGGTGGATCTTAATTATTTTAACTTGTTTATCTGATCACGATATTCAATGGACTTTTCAAATTCTTGATTCTTTATTGATTCGTCTAATTTGGATTGTAGTTCAAATATTTTTTCTTTATTCTCCTCCAATTTTTTTATCTTATCACGTAACTCTACGGCTTCCTCAAAATTTTGATCTTCTATTGCCAAAATTAATTTATCTTTTAAATCAATCAAATCATCACCTTCAGTTTTACGAGTCATGTAGGTATAGGAAAAAGATCCATCTGGGGATTTATAGGTTTTTTTAGTCCAATTCTTATCATCTAAAAATGATGAACTTAAACTCATTCGTTCTGAGAACATTTCATTAAAAATTTTATCAAAATTTCTAAAATTAAACATAGTATTATTTTTTATAGTTTATTATTTTTACCTTTTTTTACTAAATATGTGCCAAACCATAAAATATGACAAAATGTCAGTTAGTATTTTTTTACCATGACATTTTGTCAAAAGGTATACTTTTTAAACTTGATTTACTATTTTTTAATAAAACAAAAAGATATGATTGAATTTATGGATGAAAACGATAAAGGTAAAAAAAAGACAGATGGGGGAACACCAGTTTTAGATAACTTTAGTAAGGATTTAAATAAATTGGCAAGTGAAGGAAAATTAGATCCTGTAATTGGTCGTGAAAAGGAAATTTTTAGAATTGCACAAGTATTATCTCGTAGAAAGAAAAATAACCCAATAATCATTGGTGAGCCAGGTGCAGGTAAAACTGCAATTGTTGAGGGACTTGCAATGATGATACATAATGGTGAATGTCCAAAAAATTTATCAGATAAAAGAATCGTATCTTTAGATATTAACTCTATTGTTGCAGGTACAAAATATAGAGGTCAATTTGAGGAAAGAATGAAGATTATCATTGAGGAACTTCAAATGGCTCCAAATATCATAATTTTTATTGATGAGATCCACACAATGGTTGGTGCTGGTAATAGTTCAGGATCTTTAGACGCATCCAACATATTCAAACCTGCGTTATCTCGTGGTGAACTTCAATGTATTGGGGCAACAACTTTAGATGAGTATCGTAGACATTTTGAAAAGGATGGCGCATTAGAAAGAAGATTCCAAAAAATTGTTATTGATCCATCTACCAAAGAAGAAACCTTTGAAATCCTTAAACAAAGTAAGGGGAAATATGAAGAACATCACAAAGTTAACTATACTGATGAGGCATTGTTATTATGTGTAGAATTAGCCGATCGTTATATTACAGATCGTGAATTTCCTGATAAGGCATTTGATATTTTAGATGAGGTTGGATCAAGAATGCAAATTGACATTAAACTTCCTGAAATTATTGAAAAATTAAAACAGGATGCTCAAAATATTAAAAAAGAAAAGGTAGATGTTATTAAAAAACAAAACTACGAACAAGCCGCAGAATTACGTGATAAAGAACGTAAAATTTTAACTGATTTGGAAAACGAAAAGAAAAAATTTGACAATGAACTTAAAACAAGTAAACGTGGTATTCCAGAAGAGATAATTTATGAGGTAGTTTCAAATATGACTAAAATACCTGTAAGTAAGATAAATATTGATGAGAAAAATTCTTTAGTTAATTTAGAATCAACATTAAACACTAACGTTATTGGTCAAGAAGAAGCCGTTGGTAAAATATCTAAATCAATTAGAAGAAATCGTGTTGGAATTAAAGATCCAAATAGACCTATCGGTTCATTCATCTTTTTAGGGTCTACAGGTGTTGGTAAAACATTCTTAGCAAAACAATTAGCAAAAGAAATATTCGGTAGTGAGGATAATCTTATCCGTGTGGATATGTCCGAATACCAAGAAAAACACACAATATCAAGATTAATTGGATCTCCTCCAGGATATGTAGGACACGAAGAAGGTGGACAACTTACAGAACAAGTTAAGAACAAACCTTATTGTGTTATTTTATTTGATGAGATTGAGAAGGCAAATAAAGACATATTCTCAACATTATTACAGATGTTAGATGATGGACATTTAACTGATGGGTTAGGTAGAAAGATCAATTTTAAGAATTGTTTGATTATCATGACATCTAACATTGGGGTTAGAAAATTACAAGACTTTGGTACAGGTGTTGGTTTCAAATCAAGTAACTCAAGTGAAGTTGTCCAAGAAGAACAAAAAAGAGATGTTCTTAAAAAAGAACTTAGTAAATTTTTCGCCCCTGAATTTTTAAATAGAATTGATGATGTTGTTATATTTAACTCTCTAAATAAAGATAACATTGATAAAATTGTAAAATTAGAAATTGATATTTTAGTTAAAAGACTAAAATCTATGAAGTATAATTTCACATATGAAAATTCAATAATTGATTTAATTTCAAAAGTTGGTTTTGATGAGATATTTGGGGCAAGACCAATTAAAAGAGCAATTCAAAATAAAATAGAAGATTTAATATCTGAAAAAATCTTAACAGGTGAAGTTACAGAAAACAAAGATTATAGGTTATTTGTTAAAACAGAAAATGATGAACAAATAATTGATCTTGAAGAGGGGGTATTAATAGAACCTAAGAAAAAAGTTAGAAAGAAAAAGGGAGAATAATCTCCCTTTTTTTATTTAGTGTTTTTCGTAACCTAATTCCTCAATCATCATCTTACCAACTTTAATTCCGTTATAAGTGTCTTCTACGACCACGTATTCGTTTCTTGTATGGTAGTTATAGTATCCTATAGAAATATTGAAACACGGGATGTTAAACATAGTTCTAATAGGATAAATGTCCGTGTAAGGATGTTTGTGGTATTTTGTATCAGATGGAAAGTGTTCTGTAATCAATCGTCCACCAACTTCAAAGAATTTACTATCACGATCAAACATACTTCTTCCCATCAAAAACTCAGAAATCATATTATTCTCAGGAGCGTCAAATTGGATCCCATAACCAACATTTGTGAAAAACTCAGGATCCGCCTTAAATGAACCTTTACAACCTGTTTCCTCAGATACAAAAAATGCAGATTTTAAATTAGGTAGTTCATTCAACAATTCCAAACAACCGTACACACCACATTTATCGTCACCACCAATACCTGTTGGTTCGTCATTGTCGTTATACGCTTTTAATGATAATTTTACATTGCCCTGAGCGTCAGGTAACATTTCTTCAAATACATTAATTGTATCAATGTTATGTACCGTATCGGTATGTGCAATCACACATGGGAAATATGATATGTTTTCATCGGTTTGTTTTGTTGCATAAATGTTTGACATTTCGTCAACATAAAAAGGAATATTGTTTTCGGTCAACCAATTTGTAATAAATTGAACCATTCTTTCTTCCTGATAAGTTTTAGTGGGTACGGATAATACCTCTTTCAATAATTCATAATTTCGTTCCATAACACAAATATAGACAATTAATTTGAATTATAAAAATTTTTTTCTTACTATCCTTCTTTCGTTAAATAATTCGGGTTGATTGTCCAATTGATATAAACCGTCAACATCCAAAAGTCTTTGATGGTATTTACCGGTCTTATCGTTATGAACGTTAACTAAAACTTTATTAGTTTCAGGTTGGACCTTTAAAATTAAAAATTGTAGGTTTGGATCTTTTTCTGTATGTCTCCATTCATACCCATATGTTTTTTCAACATGATCTAACATTTCATTGTAATCATCAATATTAATAAAACGATCATCCTCTTGTATTTTTTCTAACATTGAGTCCAAACTTTTTGAGTAATACTCTTGCATAACATTATCGTCCCAATCATCACAATTTACTTCATACATTAACTCATTCCAATAACCTCTATCTTTCTTATCATAAAGTTTTATTAATTTATTTAATAACTCACTTAACGTAAATTTATCATTTTCAACATCACTATACCAATGTAATAATACTCCAACAGTTGTTTCAAATCTATATCCTCTATGTATTTCTTTTATTCCGAATTTATCAAATGGTTTAGCAATCTCACCTAAGATTATATCTTTAACCACATCATCAATACAATCTTGCCATTTGGATGTGTACTCATAAATTAAATCATCAACAATTCTTCCAAAGTGTTCACTTAAAATAGCCGCAATACCTCTTTTACTACTAAGTTCAGCTCTATTTTCATAAAATTTGGCAACTTGGAGTGCTTTACGTTGGTTTTCATCGTTAAAATGGTATTCAATAAATTCACCATCTTTCCATCTATCCCCCTCACCATATGTGTCATAATCACGACCTGAGTAATTACCAACAAACGTTCTATAAGTATATAGATCGTCAGCATCCTCAACACCTATAGTGTCCAAAAAAACCTCATCATCTTCAAATTTAATAACAACCTTAGAATTGCTTGGGTTTTTGGTATTGAATTTTACTTCATCAATTAGAGGATCGTCCCCATTACTTCTCCAATGTGGATCATAACCTTTGGAAACCTCCCTTAAAAATTCATATGTTTTACCACCTTTAATCAACGGTGATAATATCTTTAATGAAGATAAAAATGCACGTTTTAAATCGTTTACAGTAACAATTTCATTGTTTTTATTAAGGTCTCTAATAACACTACCATCCTTATCATTAAAAATAGAATATATATTTTTATCCTTTTTACTAATTATAAAATATAGATCACCATTTCTATAGTGACTATTCCAATTATCATTACCATAAAAATCAGTTCCAAAATATTGGGCAGATTTTAAATTTAATGTTTTAACAACTTTAACGTTCTCATCATCCTGTATTATATCAACATCCTCATCGTATGGGTTATAATTTCCTTTTTCCATATGAAATAAATATCAAAAAATTTTGATTATTGTAGTTTTACACTTATATTTGTATTTATAATAAGTTATTTGACATATGGGGGTGTTTTTGGATTTGACAGGTATTGGCTGAAGACAAAGGGCACGTGGAGACTGAATTAATCTCCTTAAAAACTGATTCACAAAAACAATCGGCGACGTTTTATCGAAAATGGAAACTCTTGGTTTACTAAGAGAATCCGAAGTTACTGTAGCCTAAGAGGTTTACGGAAACGGGGGGTCGGTGGACACATAACCTAGCAACAGAAGTCCTTAAGGTGTGGTTTCTACCCTAAAAGGAACAAACGGTCTCGTTCAGAGTGCTACCGTAACAAAAGTGAACTCAACACAGTTATTGGTAACGATGTCAAAATAGGAACCAAATATTTCGGAAGGTATCACAAACCTTGACCTAAACGTGTAGTCCTTCTCTGACAGGATATTATGGACCGGAGTTCGAGCCTCCGCACCTCCACCAAATGTAAACCTCATCTTCGGATGGGGTTTTTTTATGCACTATAATTATATTTTAGTGTTGTATGAATATTATATTTTAGTGCATAAAAAAACCCACCAAAAGGTAGGTTCCGTTTTAAAATAAATGTAAAATTATTTTTTTGTTGTGTCAGAAACAACTTCAGTTGTTGTTAAAGTAGAATCCGATACATTTGTTACATCTTCACTTGAAACTTCAGTCGAAGCATCAGTTGTGGATCCATTTCCGTTTTCACCACAAGCCGTCATAAGAGTGATTGTTGTAAAAAGAACGATAGATAAGATAATTAATTTTTGCATGCTTTCAATTGAATTTAAAGTTTATGTTAAAAAAACCTGAGATTACAGTTTTTGTAAGTGTCTTTTGAGTCATTATTGGTTCTACTCTTATCCACAGGATTTTGTCCTGTAACACTCATTACCGATTGGTTAGACCAATCACTCCTTGACGATACAACTACTCTCTTACTACTCCTGTCTCCCCAAGATTGCGTCCTGGTTCGGTCTTCGACGACCTAGAAATTTTTCATAAAAATACGGTCAAACTTGCGGTTATCACGTTCCACTGACAGCCAGTGAATAGGTGGGTAACTTCCGTTATATCGTGACGAACACTTTTGCTTTTTAGTTATAAGTTTTACCTTTTCTATAAAAGTTTTTGTGTTGTGGATTGATCAAAGTTGTGGTCCGTCTTAAGCTTCATTATCTTTTGAATAACAAAATACCAAACAACTCCGTGAAATGTCCCCATTTCAATATTTCAAGACTACTTCGAAACTAACCCCTTGGTAGAAGTTGGTTAAGGTCAATAACGGCACCACCCGTACATTAACATACCTTTCGGTTTTAAGTATCCTATGATACTGGAACCCGCAATAACAACATTGGAAATATTGATTCATGCAACGTCCCTACGAGTTATTCCTATTAGAGTTCCCTCCTCAACAAGATGACCCACATCACCTCGTCATAAAATCACTTTCCCTACACCGTTGGCCTCGGTACTAAAGATTTTATGGTATCTCGCCTGTGTACTCGACCTCAATATTCCGAAGACTATTAAGACGCAAACCCGTTACACTTGGGGTTCACTTTATCCTACTTTCGTAGTTTATTTTATGGACTATACACGGCCCAATATCTTTATCAGTTTCACTCTTAAACCCGAAGGTTCTTAACTTAATCCTGAACGGATAATATCTAAAATTTCAAAGAACGTTATCGGACGTTTCCGATTTGTTTTACAAAGTTAAGAATACTTTTTGAATTTTACAAATTTTTTCTAATCTTTTTTATTTTTTTTATTCGGACGTTTCCGAATTTGTTTTACAAAGATAAGACATTTTTTTCATTTGTCAAATTATATGTAAATATTTTTTTAATATTTTTCTATGTACACTGTTTCCGTACCGTAGTAATACGCTCTTGCTTCAGCAAAAGATGAGTTTGGTGTTGTATATTTCTTACCATTATTGTCATAATAGTAGAAAGTATAGTTAACCAATACTTGAGTTTCATCACTCATTTTTTGATTTTTAAAGGTTAATAAATTAATGAACTTTTTAATTATACAACAAAGATAGTATATTTATTCCGATAAAACAAATGGGTTTGGTAATTATTTTAATAAATTTTTAATTCGTTGTACGTCTTCTTCTATTTTTAAGTCTTCTTTGTTTTTTAATATACCACCAAGTCTTTTAAAAAAGTCAAATGGGTTGGTTTTTTTAGGTTCCGTGGTAGTTGTTTTAACATCTTTAGTGTCATCTTCAACATCAACCTCATCATCATCTGACTTATTATCGTTATATTCCGAATTATCTTTTTTATCTTTAAAAATTTCATTGTCTTTTACTTTAGGATCTTCATCTTTACCTAACTCATCATCAGTGTCTGGTAATTGATCCTCAGGTGTGTTCCAATACTTATTTGCATATCTCTTACACTTTTGACCCTCATCCACCATTTTTTCAGTACTAACTTCACCATGACCTATTATTTGATTTAAGGAAAAACCTTGATCTTTAACTAATAAAAGTGCCGATTTACATTGTTTTATTAAAACGTCTTTATCATTTTTGGCAATGATCTCAACACCCTTTGAGTTTGAGTTAGTAACATCCAAAGGTCCTTTTCCCACTCTGACTACATGACCACCTGATGATCCATCAGGTAAACCTCTATAAACCTTACCTTCTCTATCAATAATAAATTGAACACCTAATATCATACAACCTGGTTTATTATTTTTCCGTTTTCTACAATTTAAAATTTTAATAACTCCTGGTGCATCACCTCTACCTGCGGTATGATGAAAAATAAAATATTTATTATTTTTTATTTGACCACCCTTAAAATTGGATTGACTTGAAATATCTGTAATTTGTAAAGATTCCGTTATAATTTTTTTTCTATTAGGCACTTTGGTGGATGAAAGTTTTTGTTGTAAAACTTTTAAGTGTTCTAATAAAACTATATCGTTTTTCATATTATTGTTGTAAATAATTAACCATTATGTTTTCCGCCAAGTAAATTACCTAAATTAAATTTAACACCAACATCAAAACTTGAATGTGGTATAGATGTTGGTTGTGTATTGTGTCCACCGTGTGAATCCCCGTGTTGTGCAAATGATTTACCCAACATTAATGTTGTGTTATGATTTTTACCTAAACTTGGAAACTCTAAAGTCATATGGCCATCTTTAGTTACGTGTCCATGAATGTTATGTGAAATATCGGATAAAAAATTATCTTCAGTATGGTGTGGTTGTAAACCAAGATTTTTTTTTAATTCTTCGTCTGAATTTATTTTATTCCACAAAGCTGATGATATTTTTGTTTTATCGTCAGTTGTTAGTGTGTTAACACCACTTTTTATAGGTTCAATAGGTGATTTAACCCAAGGGTTTGCTAATTTTGAACTATCACTTGTTGTTGATGGTTGACTTATAGGTAATGGTTGCTTTATAGGTGGTGTTTCATCTTCACTTATAAATTTTTTTGACAAATATCTTTGTTCTGCCAGAATGTTTACTTTGGTTATTCTTGTTTTTTTTGTCATAATTATTGTTCTAAATGTGTCATAAGAACACCACCCAAAGAGGTTGCGTGAACTTGTAGGTGATTAATTGATTCCATGTCTAATTTCTTCTTACGTTTTGTATAATCTAAACCTAAAGTCCCAATGAACTTATCATCAATTGTTTTAATTGCAAATAGATAACCTGATTTACATCCTGTGTCTTCAGCGATATATTTTAACCCAAAAGTTGCAATAGTTTCGTCTTTATAATCTGAAATTTCAATAATATCATTACTTAATAATTCATTTATTGATTTTGAAAATAAATTAACGGGTATGTTATGAAAATTACTTTGTACCGATGGTACTCCAGGATGAACCGTTTCATACATTATTGAGAACTTTGCCATTGATTTACCCGTTGGGTAGAAATTACCTCCATTGTGGAATTGGGTTATCCAAACACGATCAGCATCAAATTCATCCTTTATGTGTTCTATTTTTGTTGTTACCAATTCACTCACACGAAGAGTTTCTCTAACCATATCTGGCTTATCTTTTTTCTTTTCTAATATACTTTTTATGTAAAGTAAAAGGATCGGACCTATAACACCTGTTATAAACGCAATAATAATTCCTGTCATATTTTCAAACATATAATTAATAAATACCTAACAAATTAAAAAAATAAAATCACATAACAAAAAAACCCACCTTGTGGGTGGGTTTTACTTTTATTCTAATAAAATTTAAGCTTTGTTTTTTACAACAATTGACCAAATTGCACCTGTTAGAGCAATTGCACCACCGATTACCTCATTTAAAATACTTTCATCAATAAGTCCTTTTGTAATAAAAATACCACCGATAAATGTTAATGAGTGTCTTACAATACCCAAAAGTTGTTCTTTAGAAAATTTCATAATTTTTGTTTTTAAAAGTTTATTTATAACAATAAATATTTCAAAAACATCATTTAGTCATTTTATCTTTAATAATTAAGTAAGTAAATACCGATAATATAATGGCTGGTGTTATAATTGCTACAATGATATCTGATCCCATAATGGTGTTTTTAATATAAACGTAAATAAAATTTTAAAGTTTTAGTTAATTAATATTGATGTAAAAATAGTGTTTATTAACCAATTATTAATTATTATTGTGGACCATCCTGGATTCGAACCAGGGACCTACGCATTATGAGTGCGGTGCTCTAACCTGCTGAGCTAAAAGTCCTGAGTAATCAAAAAAGGATTCGAACCAATACAACCGTTTTTAACTCGGTCTCCCCAATAAGATGGGTAGCGTCTACCAATTCCGCCATTTGATTATAAATTAACTTACGAGAGTACGTTGATTCTTCACTTCTCTTTGATCTTCCCCGTGGTTAGTCAAACCAGATATAACCTTGTCATATCAGCAGTTCCATATGAAGTATCACCTCACTTCTCATCGTATTGGACATACTATTCGGTGATGAACCGAACCGTGTAGTCAGGATAGGATTCGAACCTACAATGAGCAACCTTCCTCAACGGAAGGGATCAACACCGATGTCTAATTACACTCCTGACTATAAACACACTCTTAAGCATTCTACTTCCCGCAGTACGAAATTGTATCTTACTTAGCCCACCGTTAGCGGTATGGGTACTTAAGTTTATGTGTTGTAGTCAAGGTCGGACTCGAACCGAATACCGTTCAAGACGGATTAGACAACCTTACGACTTCTCGCGTCCAAATGCTTATGAACCGTGGTGTCTTGGGGACTTGGGTACCATCCCTCATTACGCCCACTTGACTATTTTATTTTACCAAATACCGGTAGTGTGGTCTTTGGATCTCACCTGATGCGATGATCGTGAACGCTCTTACCGTTTTCTCACCGTCAGTTAATGTTGTGTTGATGTTAACACCGATGTGAGAAGTTTCAACAACAAGTTTCTCTACGATCAAACCTTTTTTCTCAATTCGGTTTGCAAGTTTCACGATAGATCCTTCGTAGTGTAACTCAGCCTTTTTCTCTTCAGCCAACATGAATCCCTCAACACCCATTTGTTTAACTTTTGACGCTTTGTCTTTGAAGTTATTGTACTCACGACTTTGTTTAGAGTTGTAAAATCTTCTTGGGAATGACTTAAACTCAGAAGGTCTTCCTTCGTTATAAACATCTTGTGTTAATCCAAAAAAGTTACACCATTGAAGGTTGTCCCAACCTGATCTCACCATAATTGCCTCGAACTGATCTTTCGCCCACTCTTTAGTTTTAGCAATGTACTGAACTTTTAATGTTTCAGTCTCTGTCTTCAAAATGTTTATCAAGTTTTCCATATCTCTCGTTGTTTGTTTAACAAAGATATGGCATTTAATTCAATTGGCAATGAAAATTATTCATTATTTTGCGGTCCCGACGGGATTCGAACCCGTATCTCGCACCGTGACAGGGTGGAATTGTAACCATTCAACCACGGGACCAAGTTTATCAGTCTTTCCTGATCGTCACCCCTAACCCACAGGTATGAACCCGTATCGTAGTAAAGCTTGGTTGGCTATAGTAGTCCCACCGGGAATCGAACCCGACTTTCCAGGATGAAAACCTGACGACCTAACCGATAGTCGATGGGACCAAAAATAAGGGTAGACACGGGCCTAGCTAGCCATCTTTCAGGAAAGGCCCTTACGAATATTCTACCCTTTTAGTTGCGGGAGCAGGATTCGAACCTGCGATCTCGGCTTATGAGACCGAGCGGATAACCATCTTCCACATCCCGCGATATGTAGTTAATACTGGGCTCGAACCAATGACCTATTCCGTATCAGGGAATCGCTCTAACCAACTGAGCTAATTAACTATATTCTCGTCTTTCCGAGATGTCAATAGGGATCTTTTGTGCGCAATTCAGGACTCTCATATACTTCCTTAGTTGTAGTCAGGACAGGATTCTAACCTGCATGAACACTTTGAATTTTACCTACGCACAGTGAGGTAGTGTTCTTCATCATTCGCATTGCCTTTTCAAAGTGCACTTATTCAAGGTTGCCGTGCGTGTCACTATGTGTCTATCATTCCACCACCTGACTATTCTCTTTAGGGTGAATGGTGGGTTACGATCCCACTACCTTCGGTCCCACAAACCGACACTCTTCCGATTGAGCTACACACACCATTTATTTGTAGTTAAGTAGCTGACACACACTCTCGTTTCACCATCTTATGTCAACAGGTTAATGCACTTTACGAGTTTCCCGTTTCTTACCACCACAATATTTTTAAACGAATAAGGTAGGACTTACACTCTGTCTTGCATTCCATCTCAAGAGACGCCTAATACCAGTGGGTTCGTGGTTACCTTATTCAAACTATTTCAATGAACTTCTTCTTTCTTCACGGGAGTAGGACACCAACCTCTCACTTCCTACCCCCGTTGTTTGTCTTACAAAGATATGTAATTACTTTTGATTTGCCAAACAATTTGTAAAATATTTTTTATTATTTTACTTCAAACGCATGAAGTAATATGCGTTTTTTCTTGATTGAATCCTCGTGGTTACCGATCACCACGCCATCTTTGATTGTGAAGGCGTGACGGCTAACTAACATAAAGAATGTCCCAACAGGGTTTTGTTTTGTAAACGTGCCCACAGTCATTTTACGGTTAACTTTTTCACCCTTTACGTTAACAGTATACTCCAAAGTGTGTCTACTACGGTAATTGTTTAATTTACCGATACATTTAACTTTTTTGTAATTTATTTGATTTCTATTTTCCGCAAGTTTGGTCATTTTATCTACGGTACCATATGTCCCGTTACGATCTATACGACCAAAATTTTCTCTAACGTATTTGTGAGCGTAATCGTAAGACACATCAAAACAAGATGCAAATGCTCTTACAACACAGTCGTTGGTTTCACGTTTTGCAATTACGGATTCTTCATAACCTTTGATTGCTTTTTCTGTAGTACAATATGGTAGTGTGTCTTTCATACTGTAAAGATACGAAATCTTTTTCAATTGGCAAAATGGTTAATTATTTTGCCATGTATAATTTTTCTTCAAACTCAAGCATTTCTTTAATGTAGAACGTAAATTCCTCAGAGTTAATAAACTCATTGTGGATCTCTTCAAATATATCTTCCATAGTGGTATTATAAATGAATTATTGATATTAATCAAATTAAACCTGTTGTTGCAGTACTAATTGTTGCATTTGCAATTTTCTTTTGTATTTCTTTTCTTGTTGGCAGACCCACATATCCAAGTAGTTCTTCTTCGGCCTTTTTAATCGTCGTGTCTACAATATGTTTTTGTAATCCAGGAGTTGTTTTAAGTTTTGACAATATTTGTGTGGATATAGCCTTATCATATTGTGTTACATTTTTCAAAGCATTTAATTCCTCAAGACTTAATGCTCCTCCATTAAAAAGTTTAGACCCAAGACTTTTGGCAATAGAGTTACTTATTTTAGCAACACCAGGTATTTTACCTAACATAGGTATTAATGCAAATAACGCATCCACCGCAGCTTCTTTTCGTTTACCTTGTTTCCAATGCATTGCGGCATTACCTAAACTAATCCCCGCACTAATGAATGGACCCACAACAGGTATGAATGCTGATGCGAACGCAATTGTATTTGTTACCATCTCTATTGAGTCGGAATGAGACCAATTTGTAGATTTTTGTGTGTCATTAATTTTACTACCAATATTAATACTTCCTGAATCGGATTGTAAAGACATTACGATTGTTGGATTTGACATATCTCTACAACCACACGTATACTCACCGGTTCCAACACCATGTACCCATAAACCCCCAAAATTTTTACAAAGGGTATACATACTAATAAAACCACCCTTTCCTAATTTATCCCAATCAGGAATTGAGCTCATAGCGCTTGGGACATATTCTCTTTCAAGTGGTGTTTTACAATATTTTGGAATTAACTCTTTTTGTTTGATAAAAGAATTATTAAAATTAATCATTGCTTTACCAATATTTCTATTATATACATCCTCCTTGGACATAAAATCATTTTTGTTAAATTCATTTCCCAAATAAGATTTACTAACTGCGGTAGTCTCACTATCTGATCTTTGAACAGTATACCCAGGATCTGTGTATTCTTTAAGAAAAATATTAGATTTTGCTTCTTTCTTCGCCCATTCACCTGAAGTGTCAACACATGATTGAGAATAAAGTTTTGGGTACGGGTATATATTATTGTTAAATTTCCATCCAAAATCCGAAGGAATAGTTACATTTGGGTCTCCTAACATAGTAGGAGAAAGTAGAGGATCTAAATGCACCCCTCTAGATTTATATCCCCAATATTTAAAAATATCAACAGGGGCATTATTTGTATTATTACCACCTGGTTTTTCTACTGTTAAAGTTAAAGGACATTTTTCTGGAAAATTTTCAACGGAAACTTGTTGTCCACCGCCACCAACAACACCACTATTAATAAATTTATAACTAACCCCAATAGCCTGTACGTGATACTTTTCATTCACATCCATAAATGATGCAACATATTTATATGGATCTTGACCTAACGCCGCTTTGACTTTGTTATACATATCAGGAGTCTTTATCGCCATAAACGCCGCTTCTGCCCACGCCTCATAATCATCAAAATTTCCTTTAGATTCTTTAATAATTTTTGCAATAAATTGAGGTGTTGGCCAACTCAGTAATTCCCCATAAGGATATTTTCCGGCCACTTTTTTTGGTTTTGGACATAAATAACCTGATTGAATATATCCATCAACATATGTACCCCACCCACAAGTTTTAGCGTTCGTATTTATGTTGGATTCTACTTTTTGAACTTTGGCGCACTCGTCTTGAATTCCTTTTACTTTCGGAGGCCAAGGTTTATCAATTGTTATCCCCATTAAATTAGGATCTACTTTTAATATTTTTACATAACCATTTATTGATTTTCCAACCGCACTTAGTTTATAACCTGTTACATAAACTTGTTCCCCAACTTTAAAAAAACCTTTAGTAAATGGTTTTGTCCCTATTATTTTAACAGACCCATTTTCAAAACCGTTTTTACATCCAACCCAATTTAATGAAGAAATTGTACTTCCTTGTTTAAGATATGTTCCAGAGTTGGATTTAAAGATAGTTTTATATACATTTCTTATTGTAACCTCGTCTGTAATTTGAACCCATTTAGATTTACTATCTGGTTGTTTATTTTTACCAACTTTTGCATAGTAAAAATTGTAACCCTCACGTTTGTACGCATTTTCGTCGTTTGGTGGTTTAATAACCTCTTCACTTAGAACATTCCCATATTTTTTTGGTTTGGAGACATCTTTAATGATGTAGTTATCATAAACATTATTTATGATCTCTTTTATTTGTTCTTCTGTGACAATTATCTTCATACTAATTTATAAATATCACTAAAAACAAAAACCCCCATTTTACAGGGGGTGTTTTTTAGTTGTACAACATTTGAATCAACTCTTTGTCAAGTTCAGTGTATTCAGTGGTCTCAGTCCACCCTTGGTAGAAGATACTCTCAGGGTAGTCGTAAGAGTCGTTACACAAACCCAATGATTGGGTCAACTCCTCACGTAACAAGTGTTTTTGAGCGTCATCTCTAGTTGTTCGTTTAATATCAACATACATTGTGGCTTTTGTTAAATTTTCACCTCCGTATGCAATAAATAAACCTTGATTGTGTTCAGTATATCCGATAGACTCACTGTCGTAGTTATTATAGTCTTGTGATGATCCAAAAAGAATGAAAAAATTGGCGTCAGACTCATTATCCACAATAGTGATATTAATAGTGGAAATAAGTCCGTTCAACTCACTAACAATATCGTTTAATTCTGACATCAAATAATCACGTTTTTCACCAACAACATAGATATTAATGTCTTGGTTCCATTTTGATAATGAAGTATTTCCACCATCAAACTCACTTCCGTAAGCCACTTTATTGAAGTATTCTTTTGCCTCAGGAGAAAAATCTTTTGTTTCGTATCCGCCAGAACCAACAGATGTGTCATCGTTAACTGGTTTGTTAATTTCTTTAGAAACTTCTTCTTTAAGATCTGAAAATTCATGTCTCATACCTTTATTCACATCACTGTTAACAAAGAAACAATATACACTGAAGATTGCGATTGAAACGACTAATAACTTTTTCATAATTTTTTTGGGGGTTTTAAATGAGTACTCTACAAAGATACAAAATTAATTGGATCTGCCAAACATATTTGAAAAAAATAGTAGTCCCGCCTGGATTCGAACCAGGAATAGAAGATTAGAAATCTACTGTGATATCCCTTTCACTACGGAACCATATTGTTAAACTTTTTTAACTTCGTATTTGTGACCTGAATCGGTATTAGCGTTAAAAATATTAACCATATCTTGGGCTTTATCTTTATTGTCAAATTCCCACACTTCACCTTGGGTGTCTAATAGAATTACAGGTAATTTCCTGTCATTATGTGTTTTTACGTGTTTGATTATTATATACATAAACCAATCATAAAAAAAACAAATTATTATGTCAAATTATTTAATAATTTTTCCACCAACATTAAGATATGTAACATCACTCCTCCTATTTTTTTTACCTGGAAAATTTAACTTAACCATTTCTTTATTTGTTGTAATTTTATTTTCAGGTACTTTATTATCTTCTTTTACTTTAGGTATTGGTTTTGGAATAGTTTTATTTTTAAGTAAGTTATTAACTTTTTCATAATTAATAGATGATACTTTCTTTTCAGGTACAACATCCTCTTGTTTTTGTTTTTTGTTATTAATTGTTTTAATAACATCATTTACGATTTGTTTTCTAGCATTAATTGTGTTAACATAATCGTCTACTTCTTCATTATCACTATTGGTATCACCAACTTTAAAAATATCATTATTTGTATATTCCGCAATGTTTATAGGTTGATATTCGGCAATTTTTAATTCTGGTAAAGGCCCAAAATATTTTTTTGACTTACTAATTGAAGCGTACTTTGATCTCAATGAAGATCTTAATCCTGTATCAGGACGACTAGTTAACCCTTTATCGTGTAATCTCCTTAATAATAATATTTCCTGAGTCAAATCAACTGAGGTATTATTTTTATATAAACGATTCATAAAATCAGAATCCGCAGCAACTAACCATCCTTCAAATCCATTATGGTAATCAAAAATAGGTTTTCTTATTGCAAAAACACCCTCACCCCAATTTTTACGACCCGCCTCATTAACCATTTCACCATTGACGATTCTAAAATTACGTAATCTTGGTTTAACACATTGGTATTTATCTAAAGATTTTAAACAGTATTCAATCATATTTTCTTCCATCATATCATCAGAATCAAAGAATAATAAATTGTCGTATTTTGCTAAAGTGGATAATGTATTTTTTATTAAATAAGGACCTTTATTTGTAGGGAAGAAAAAAATCTTTGTATTATCAGGATAAGTCTTATCCTTTAAATATTTTAAACTTTTATTACAACCGTCAATACCGATTAAAATCTCATATTCAAGATCTTTACCTGATTTATATATTGAATCAAGTGTTTCGTCAATATATTCAATATTGTCAAATGTTGGTATAATTACTGAAATTCCCATTACTTAATTAATTTATCATACTTACCTATTGCAGATAATTTATTATTTTTATGGATAATCAAATGGCAAGATCCTTCATCTAACGTAAAAACTTTTTCCCCCAAACTACAAACCTGCCCATGTTTAACCGATAGTAGTGATTTATCACATTTTTTTTGACATAAAGACGTAAACATAGAGGTATTTGAATCACTATACCTAAAATCCATTTGATATTTTTTATTCTCAGTAATATCATACTTATATGGTTGTACTTGTACGACGAAAGAACCATACTTATTAATATTTTTACTATAAATGTTCTGTATTTGTTCAACATATGTATTACACATCCAATCATCACAATCATGCCTTGTTTGTATATCAATATTTTCACTCAAAATATAGTCAACATAATCCGTATTCATATTATTCAAAAATATTAGTTGTGGTTTTTTCTTATTTAATTTTTCACATATCACATCAATTATTCCTTCAATTAAACCTCTATGTTTTTCATTTGAAAAAATGCCTAAAATAAAATTTTGATTTGTTTGAGAAATAATGGATGGAAAAAATGTTTGTTTGGATATTTCTAAATATTCCATTAAAAGTTCATCGTCTTTAAATTTAATACGTGTTGTTATTAAATGTTTCATGTTTTTTATTTTTTATAGGATGTTTATATACTTATAGACATGAAATTTACAATTGGCTATATTGATCATAATGATGATGTTTATAATAAATACTTGGGTCCATCGTTATTAAATTTATCAGGAGATTTTGATGTAATTAAAACCAATTCATTAGAATCCCCCGCAGTTAATTATAATCACATTTTAAAAAAATCAAATAATAGATTTGTAATATTGACACATCAAGATATTTCTTTCTCAAAAACACTTTTAGAAAGGGTTGAAAAAACCATTACCGATAACCCTAATTTTGGTGTATTAGGTCTTGTGGGGGTAGATAGTAATAAACAATATTTTTGGTCAGATTTAAATAAACAACACGAGGTTCAAACCTTAGATTGTTGTTTTATTGTTGTGGATAAAGAAAATAATATATTTTTTGATGATAAAACATTTAACGATTTTCATTTATACGTTGAGGATTTTTGTTTACAGACCAAAAAATCAACTGGTAAATTACCATGCACAATTTTAATTTCAAAAGATCCTAAAACTGAAAATTTTTTATGTCATCATTCGGTAACATTAAGAACTCTTGGATCAAGATGGGGTAAATATAATGAATACAGAAAAAAGTTATCAGATAAATGGGGAGATGTTAAAACTACCTAATTAATAACTTTTATATCCTTACCTTCCGATTTAACCATATACCCAAATATCCTTTCAATTGCGTGTTGAGGGGATGGTTCAATAATATATCCGTCAGACATACTTTTTAATATCGTATCTATCGTATTATCGTTCAAATATTTTTTTAAAATATCATACCTAACCCAAAATATTGTTCCCCCAATAAATTCACCACCAATCAAATCTTTATTTAAATTAATTAAATTCATTATTTTTATTATTTCATCTTCATTGGGTCCAAGATTATTATATAATTTAAAACCAACCATTCCACATTTTTGATTTGTTTTAAATTCATTAATAATATTATTTACACTACTAACATCTTTTAGTATTCCTACCATCATATCATGAAACCATTTATTTGCATCCCTCATGGTAGGTATTAAACCTTTACGTTTAACCGATGCTGATGGAGTTAATTCAGAACCAATACCTTTTTTTGTGTGTATTTTAATGATTAAATCTGTGTCACCGTCAATTTTTTTAAATGTATATAAAAATCCACCAACATCAACACCTTTATTCCTTGAGACATTAATTATTGCATCAGGTTTGTAATTGTAGATTAAATCAACTTGTTTCTTATTATACTTTCCAGGACATAAGTTAATATAAAGTTTATAGGGGTAATCCAAATTATTCAAATATGGGATAATCTGTTCAAACATATCAGGGTAAAATAAGTGAACACATACAGCAATCTTCATAAATTCATTTACAATAAATACACATAAAAACAAAATAGGAACCGAAGTTCCTACTTTGCTAGATAACTGAACACCTCCCTTTCTTTAGATGGTTTATCCTTATTCGGTATCTACACCAAATAAGTGCTTTCAAGTATTACCTAATGTATCTACGTAAATTATTTTTGATAATTGAATCTAAGTTTTTGTTGTTGTTTTTGTTAATTGTTTCACTAATAACACTTTTAATTGATTTGTTTAATGATTCAAATACATCACTAGATCTTGCACCTGGATTCGTAGTTTGTGTACTATTAATTGGTGTTGCCAAACCATATTGTCCTGATAAAGATTGTAAATTAGTTAACATACCCTCATATCTTTTGTTAAGGTTAATCTCTTTATTTTTTACACAGAAACCAAGTAATGTTTTTATGGCGTTAATTTTATTTGTAAATCCTGTTTGACCAAGACTAATTAATCCTTGTGCTTCCATGTCATCAATTTGTTTTTCACATAATCCATTGTCATTAACTGTATTACAATAATCAAGTATTCCAATACCCGCTTGACAAGATTTTCTATCCGCAAGAGAATTAAGACCTTGTTTCATAGATCTATTAACTTTGAATCTATTACTGTCATTCATTTTATCTGAAAATGTTGACTGATTATCTACATTAGTTCCTGCCGTAGTTGTCCCATCAGCATTTATTACCTCTTTTGCGGCATCCGCTCTTTGTTGAGGGGTCATTGGCCAAATATCAATATTATTGTTTTTAATATATTCTTTTATTATAGGTGCACATACCTTATTACCACCACATAGTTCCGCAACCGTTGTTTTACTCAGTGCTTGCGACGACCCAGCATCTTCAGGTTCAATATTAGTGTATCCCATTTTTTTAATAGCGGTTTGTACTGATTTAACTATATCCGTACGTGACGTTCTAGCTCCCACCGACATATACAAAAAGAATTTTCCAGGTGTAAACCCATAACCTTTAATGATATCCATATCTTGAGTGGCTATCTGTTGTTCACCGTTTTCATCTTTACCAGTTGCCAAATCAACCTTACGATAATTTGAATCAGCACCGATTTCATTACTAGTGTAAAATTTATACCCACGAGTATTTAGGTAAGTTTTTGCATCGGTTATTTTCTTAATTGCATCTGCTTGATCGGCAGTTAATAATTCTCCTTGTGATGCCGCATTTTTACTTATATTAAATGTTGCGTCACACTTCCAACCATTAGACGATAAATAATTTTGGTTTGGATCAGTACTTGCCTTAACATCTTTATTTCTTCCCACCGCAAGATATCCCCCAATGTATTGTGGATCTTTAGATAGTATTCCAAACATATAATAGTCTGCATCTCCTGCTTTAATTTTAACAAATGGATCTCCAGCTTTGATACTAGGGTCAATCTTATTTAACGCATAAAGATAATTTTGATTAACCTGTGTAAAAGGATTACTTTTATCCCAAACAAATCCTTTTGCGTCCCAACAACTTTTGTCACCTACTTTTGCCGACATAGCACGTGTTAATATCATTTCGGGAGTATCTACCTCAGTTACAGGTACTTCTGGTTCTTCGGTTATTAAAGGTTTTACATTACCCATCTCAGACTCAAGAAGGGACATCATTCTTTTTATTTCTTCACTTATGTTCATATTGTTTTTTTTTAATTTTTATAAAAATTTATCTCCAGGATCTTCATCTTTACACAACGTCCAAACTTCTCTTTCGTCAATAGATGTATTACCAGTTTTTTGTTTTAATGATGATTCAGTGTTAGGACCAAATTTGCCTGTTTGTTTAACACCTAAACAACCTTGTAGTTGCCACACCACATTTTTATCTTCGTCTTTACAACCAAGTTTATAAGTACCTGAACAACTATTGTATACCATAGTGTCTCCATTTGGAGTTTTTGTACCTTCTTCATCTTTACCTTCTTCATCTTTACCTTCTTCACCATCACCTGGTTCTTCACCTCCACCACCTTTCTCACCGTCCTGATTGGCTTTTGCGGTTGTTTTAACTGCATTGGAAAGTGGTATTCTAACGGACGTTTCCCATCCACCAAAATTAACATCACCATCAATATCCTCATACATATCCGCACCATAATTTAATTCATATTCTGAAACAACTTTACAATAATCAGGGACTGATTTTATTTTAGATAACGCCGATGCAAGTTTTTTTTCTCCAGCTCCACTGAAATCTAATCCCGAAATACCATCATGGATTTCATTTGCAATTTTCTCAAGTTCACTACCACTCTGTAATGGTTTACCTAATTTGGAACTTTTACAGGAGTCATGTAACGCCTTTACTGATTTATTTGCATCAGTACCTTCCCAATTGTAAGCGGCAACACCACCTGCAATTAATGCGGCTCCACCTAAAGCCCACCAAATCCATTCATTAAGTTGTTGTTTTTCTTCTTTAATTAAATTAAGGTATTGTCTACCTGTAGATTTTTGGTGCATTTCCAAGATTCTATTTTTCTCTTCTCTGTTAAGATCAAATGATACTTTTTTCATATTTTTTTAGTTTTAAATTAAGGTATTACCTTTACCTCTTGTTATTTTATATAATGATGACCAAGTAACTTTAGCATCAAGAGTATTCGCAACGCTTCTTGTTAACCCTGTTTCCCATTTTGTTACGGTTGGGTATGTTGCCCCTCCTCCACCACCCGCAGGTGCTGCATCTTGTTCTCCTAATTCACCATTCCTATCACTATAAGTAAATTTTTTCATTAACATTATAAGATCATCAAGACGTTCCAAAGTAATAAGTTTTATAATAAATATTCAAATAAGCAAAAAAAGTAAAATATAATCATTAATGTTATCGTACTTTAAAAAATATTTGTATATTTGTAAAAAAGGATATATGAAAAGATTAGTTTTTATTTTAGCGATTATACCATTTATTACTTCTTGTTTGAAGTATTCTGAACCTAAATCTTTAAGTTTGAGTGGTGAGTATGTGATTGATAAAATCACTTACCAAGAAACTGATGGTGAACCATCTCCACAAGATAGTACTTACTTGACAGGATCAGTATATAACGATAATACAGAAATACCCGTATTAAGTGCAATTATTGTTGGTGAGACTAAATTACATATGGATTATAGTATGATTCGTTTTGACCCTGTTCAAAATCAATTTGGGGGTACTAATTGGCAAACAGAGTATTACTATTTTGTACAAGGACAACGTACCGCATATGATTTGGGTAATATTGTGTTTAATTGTGAGAGTACAAGACGTATTTGGAAGATCCTTGATGACTCTAACGAATCATTAACTGTAAGAACGTCAGGTCAGTGGGTTAATGGTACCAGAAAATCAGTGGTATATTCATTAACAAGAATAGGTCCTTAATGGGACCTATTTTCTTTTATAATATTTCTGTTTTTGGTAATTTAGTTGGATTTACAATATAATACTCATTTAAGAAATTTATTAATAAATCTTCATCCATATCAATAAAATCGTCAAAATCTTCTTCTTCCTCATCATCAAATTGGAAGAAATCATTATTGTCATTTATTAGTTTATATCCAAATTCCTCAGCTTCTTCTAAATTAATAATATCATTTCTGACTTCATCTTCAGAATCAAGTGTTAATCTAAACGTCACCTCAATTCTTTTTGTGTCTTCATAAACATAATAAGACACCAATTCTCTAATTTCCATTAGTTATATTTTTTAAATCTCCTAAACATATCTAAAGATTCGTTTAACTTATTCAGGAACTCATCTTTTTCTTCTTCGTCAACCTCATCAAACCCGTCATCATAAATGTCATTAACAATTTCTTCTTCATCAGACCATTCAGGTTTAAGATCTAAGATTGTATCATCAACTTCATCTAATTCAATATCAAAAGATTCTTCTTCATCATCATATTCAAAGTCATCATCGTCATCGTCATTAATAGATATACCTAATGATATATAACTATCATCGTCATCATTGTCAATACTTGAGAAATCAACGGTACCATTTCTTAGATCGTCATCCCCATCTCCAATCATATCCAATCTACCATCTATAGATTCATTGATTCCCATATTTGTGTAAGGTTTAACCTCACCTTTGTTGTTCACCGTGATTCCACCTTTATCGTTTGCGAAATCCTGAACATATAAAGGTTGTTTGTTTTCACCTTGTGCATATTCTGTAACATACCCATCATAAATTGTTTTATGTTGGTCAAGGATATTAGTTCTTTCCTCATTTGTCATCTTAAAAAAATATTGTGCCATAATTTTGTTTTTGTTATAAATAGTTTAATTATCTCAATCTTGCGGCATTACCCTTTAATTGCATCCAAAGAGATAATAGATCCTGTGCGTCTCGTCTCATTTTATTTTCCACACTACGTAAATATCTTGAATCAAGTTCATCTTCGTCATCATTATCATTACCTTGATTTTTATCATCAATATAACTAAATGACCCTCGTATCATTTCATCTCTAACCTCTTCTGCCATATCTAAGACTTCATCAAATGCTTCCTGAGTATCATCACTAAATTCATTATATTTGTGTTCATGGGCAATTCTTTCTTTTCCTAAATAAAGATACTGACCCGCTTGGAACATATTAGTAACACTTGAGAGTCTTAATGCGTCAAGGAATTTTTTAATTAATCGTATGTCATAGTACTCAGATAAATCATTAAACTTTTCAGATGCCTTTTTTGATTCTCTTATAAGACCCTTTTTAGTCATAAAAAAACTTTCTTCTATTGTGTCATCTTGGACAACTCTCATCCATTTATCAACACCTTCAATTAAAGCTAATTTAGAACCATTGTCCCATTCAACATAATATTGCATATCACCCATTACATTTGCAACAGATTTAACAACCCCCGGTACTCCACCAGGAACACCATATTCATCTTGCATTTTAATACAGACAACCGTGTCTCCTTTTTCTAATGGTGCGTTTTTTACGTATTTTTCCATAATAATAAATATATCGTAATATTTATTATTCAGTATGAAGATTGTAATAACTGAACATCAATATGAAAAATTATTATTAGAGAGTAGTAAATCTATAATCGGTGATGAAATTAAACGTTCTAAAGAGTTTATTAAGAAGATAGTTAGATCTGTTAAAGAAGATACTAAATTAGATTTTAGTTTCTTATTTACATGGGGAGCGGCAATTGGTGGATTCTCAAGACCTGTATTTAATTATTTTGAAGGTAAGAACCCTGAACTAACTAATCAAGATTTGGCTCTATTATCAATCGCTTGTGCGGTTACTTACTACACATCTAATAAAGAAAAATTAAGTAAATTATTAGGTATCATTAAAGAACGTGGTTTAGTTACTTCTTTTAACGAAATGTTAGAAAAAACAGATGAATTAAAAAATACTTTCTTATCATTTGTTGATAGTTTAAAAGTTACAGGTCATAAAATGTCGGGTATGTTAGCATACACATTTATTATTCCTTTTTTATCAAAATTATTGGATATGAGTGGTGGAGCAACAAGTTCTGATATAACGGTATTATCTAAAATAATATTAGGTTACTTGGCGGTTAAATTATCTTCTACGACTTTAACAGAATTAATCACAAAGATTATTGAAAGATTTAGATCTTAAAGACCTTTTTCTTTTTTAAACTCCATTATCTTATCAATAACGTATTTAACATCAGTGTCATTCATTTGATGTAAATTACTATGGGTGTTAAACCATCTTTTTACAACAATATCAAATGGAGTTCTAGTTAATTTAGATATTCTTTTAAATCCAAATATTTGAGCGTCTAACTCATGAGGTTGTGTGTAATATTTTTTACCTTCTTGTCCTTTACGAGTTTTTGTGTTATATGATCCTGTGGTTTCTTGATCAATATGTCTAATTTCATGTGCAATAATTTCATTTAATTCACCACTTAAATCATATAATAATTTATTTTTATTTTCAGAATTATAGTTTATTGTAAGTTCTATAACATCATCATCTGAAATCCAATCCGCATTAACCTCAAATTTATCAATTTCATCATCAATAATAATAGTTAATTCAATTGTTAAAATTGCTTTAATTTTATTAAAATCATAGAATTCTTCACCATTTACATCTTCAGGTAAATAAAAATTACCCTCATCGTTTTTTTTAAAGATTGAAATAATGTCTCTAACAATTTTTCTAATCTCTTCTCTCTTGTTATTATTCTCATTTAATAACGACTTTATTTTTAAATCTAAAAAACTCATATCAATAAATATTATATAATGTTGATTATACCAATCAACTTAATTATCTTTTATGAAAAAGTATATGGAATTATTAAATACTCACCCAATTAAAAAATCTGACTTAGGATTTCATGGTAATTTATTTGGAGGTAAATTATTAGCTTGGATTGATGCTGCGGCTGCGGGGTATTCAATGCAATTATGTGATTCACCAAGAATGGTTACCGTTTCTATTGATAAGTGTAACTTTGAGAAACCGGCAAAAGAGGGTCAATTATTAAAAATATATGGTCACCCATCAAAAATAGGTAATAGTTCCGTTACATTATATATGGAGGCAAGAGCTCACGACGTATATACAGGTAATCAAATTTTAGTATTGAAGACAACTATAAGATTCGTCCATATTAGTGAATACGGGAACCCAATTCCAATTGGAGAACGGGGTAGAAATAGAATAAACAATTTGATTGGTGAACAAGAATAGGATCACAATAAGTTAAAATCACCAAGTTCTACACGCCCAATATCTTGGTTTCCATCTTGGACCGGGATTATCACAATTGTGTCTTGCTCTGAATGATCTTCTTCTTTCAGGGTTATTTTTCTTAATCCTCATTATTTTACCTTTGGCTGATTTTCCACCAAAACCAAAGTTTACCTTAACAACCTTACCTTTATCATTCTTAACATATACTTTGGACTTTTTAATGTCACCTTGCATTATCTTACCCAACTGAACTTTTCTTCCCTGATATTCCGCTTCGGTTATTAAATCACCAATAATAAAGTTGGTTTCTTCTACTGAACCAAACAAATCCTCATATAGAAAATTTGATTCATTAGTTTCTTGTAACACACTTAAAACAATTCTTTGTATGTCTGATTCGGTTAAAGTAACAATATTTTTTGACATTAGTGTAAATTTATATATTTATTTAGATAAATACCTATAAACTTTACAATTGAAATATATTTATAGAAAAACTTTTCACTATGAAAAAAAATAATTTAAATGAAAACACACTTAGAAGCATTATAAGACGTACTCTTTTAGAGAACGATGCAGAAGTAAAAGATAAGAAAAAGGCTAGACCTACTTGTTTACCTGAAAACACAATTTCATTAGATGAGATGGTTGGTCAGTCAGATGAATTTACCAGATACTCACCTGGAGTAAGTAAAAGAAGAAATGGGGTTAATTCAATGGTAGATACTTTAGGTATATTAAATAACATTAGATTATTTAAAGATGTGAAAGATGGTGGTAGCCATTTAGCATATGAAATGATGAATAATTTGAATAAATTCAGAAATAAAAACTATTTTGATGAAACAAATCAAAAATGTAATAAAGCAATGGATAAAGTAATTGAGTTATATAAAGAAAATGAACACGGAACCGAATTAGTTAAGGATATTGAACGAGTTTTAAACCTCCAAACAAGAGACGATGAGTATACACCATCACCAAGAACTAAAGAATACCTTAAACAATGTATTAACTTAGCTAAAGGAGAGTAAAATTTTGCTTAGGATCGTTACCGTTAAGGTAACAAACTAAAGGGACAATTCGCTACTGTCCCTTTTTATTTTTCAAAAATTTTGGTATCGTAATATAAATTTTTATAAAGTAAATAGATTTTACATAAAAAATAAATATTTATTTAAAAACAAATACTATGAAAAAATTTTTTAATCAGTTGTTCTGTGATAACAACTCAATCAATGAAAAATCCGTTGTTGGATTTATTGCATTCGTTATGATGTGTTTATTTGCTGGTGCAGATATTGTAACAGGGTTTTTAGGAAAACCATTAGTAGTTAATGAGTTTATCTTTAATTCATTCCTAGTTATAGTGTTGGGATCTTTCGCAATTGGTTCTGTGGATAAGTTTGTTCACAAAAAACACGGTTCTGAAAAAGAAGAAGGTGAAACTCCCGTAGAATAATCACAATTATTGTATTTTTAACTCCCCTCCACAAGAGGGGTTTGTTTTTTAAAAAAATAATCACTATATTTGTATATGACAGAAAAGAAAAAACCCATAGAAACTAAGAAATACGAAAGAATTTACGAAACTGAGGACTCAATTAGTATTTGGAGATATGATACTAGTAAGTCAACCACAGGTCCTTATGAGGTTGAGATAAAACCTAAGAAGAAACAGTCATAAAATATGGATATTTTACCTATTTTAAGTGAAATAATACACAAAAAAGTCCTATTAAACGACCTAAAAACGATGGATTTTAGTGAAAAAGACGCTAAAAATGAGCTAGAATACCACATAAATAGGGTAAAAGACCTACCAGAAACGATAAAAGCGTACCGAATTGTGTCTGTAAATGATAAAAAAGACATAAATATGACCAAAATTGGGTCACATTTTGCTCTAAATAGGTCAAATTTGGTCAAAAACCACTCATTTTCAACAGGATCAGGTGAAAAATACTACATAATTACCGCAAATATACCCAAAAAAGAGGTAGATGTACAAGAAACTATACATAATAACATACTTTACCCCCAAGAAAACGAGATTACGGTCAAAAATAAGGGAAAAAACGTAGAAATAGTATCAATTAAAGAAATAAAACCCTAATTAATAGGGTTTTATTGTCTTTTCTTTAAAAAATCTTGGATTGTTTTCATTTGTTCAGTAAAATTATCCATTTTACCTAAATTATTAGGGTTAAACATGGATTTATTCATTTTATTAAGGTTTTTTGCCATATCAAAGAATGATTTACCAAATTTCCTCCACCAAATGATGACTCCAACACCAAAAGCGATCATTACTACCGTAAAAACGGTTAAAACTATTGTAAAAAACATATTATTAAGATTTATACCTAATTTTAATCAATTTTAGTGTCTATGTCAAGTTATTTAAGTAAATTATAGTACTCTTTAAAGTGTTTTATACGATCCACAAGACCAATTGTACCTCCATTAACTCTTTTTGTTACTGAAGTTACCGTTGCATCGTCCGCACCCTTGTCACAGATAGCCCATAACTTGTTTGAGTCAAAAAAGAACGCCGCAGAAGCTAATGGATACTTAGTTGCGACCAAATCAGGGTTAGAAACACAATCTTCACCAATAAATTTAGTAAAACTAGTGTAATTTGACTTACCGGTTAACTGAATATACCCTCTACCTCTGAATTTGAACCCTTCTTTAGTAGTTTCGTCACCATTTCCCATTCTACCACCATAAACACGAGCCGCAATCTTCTCAGGTTGTCTTGCATATGATTCAGCAAGGGTTCCAGGGAAGTATTTTCCGAATATTTTCTTCAAACCATCAGCAGAATAGTTTAAATTCTCAGAAACCGCTTTAAAACCTCCTGATTCGTGACCACATTGAGCCAAAAAGTGAGCCAAACGTAGATTATTTGTAATATTGAACTTTTTTGCGGTCTCAGGGATCTGTGCAATGACTGCATCCGGTATATGACCCT